TTGTTTGTGTATCTGTTGACCAGCCATCAAGTAATACATTCCAGTTATGCTTTCCAAAGCCTACAGGAAATGTTCTGTATTGACCTGTAATCCAGTTTTGTTCTGGTCTTAGTTCAGCGTTATAGTAAGGAACTGTTGCAGCTAATTCATTCAAATATCTTCTTACTGAAAATAGAGGTGATGAATCTCCATACGCTGTTTTATCCATAAGTACATTGCCATCTGAAAAACTTGAATATGTATTCATAGCTTTTTTAATATCTCTACCAAGAGCAGAATATGGATTTGTAATTGAAGCTAATCTTCTTGCTAAGTATCTTTGCAAGCCATCTGGCCTGTCAAACATTTCTATAAATTCAGTTATGCCTTGTAAATAAGATTTTTCTACTAGGTTTCTTGCCAGTGCTACTTTTGCTACATCTACAAGCTGCTGTCCTCTTTCATCTTCTGGATTTAAGTAACCTCTTACCTGTGCCATGTCAGCAGATAAAGATAAGAAATTAGCCCAAGGATCAAGTCTTTTATAACTTACATATTTATATTTAAGTTTGCCATCTGCACCTCTTACATATTTTGTGTCTTGGTCTATATCTATTACCTCATAAGCTTTACCTGTTTTAGAATATTTTTCACTTTCTTGTTCACTTATTAAAAATCTAAAACTATAAGGTTGCCAACCTGTATCTAATAACTGCTTGTTAATTTTAAAGTTAGGAGAACCACCACCAGTTATAGCTATACTTGCATTTGGATTATTACCAGCAAAAGCTAATGTACCAGCAGCAGCCCATAAAGCACCACCAAGTTTTGCTTTACCTCTAGCTCTGGCTGCTACTGCTAAATTATCACTTGTCATTTCTGCAATATGTTCTTGATACCATTTCATGTTTTTTAAAGCATTACCAGCTATAGGTATTTCACCCATTTCTTTTAGAAAAGGTGTCATTTGTGCAGTTTGTTTTAATATGTTTGCTGGTGTTCTTATGAAAGGTAAAATCTGTCTTAAATATGGGTGCTGATTAATAATGGTTTGCAAACCTTTAGTAAGACTTCCTTCTGCTAGTTGTTCTGTAAATGTTGATTGTGCAGAAAATTCTCTAGCTCTTCTAAATAAATCTAAAGTTTTATTGCTATATTTACCTGTTTTACTTTCATTCATCAAAAGATCTGTTACTTGCTTAAATCTTCTATCCATAAACTTTTGTAGCTGCACACCTGTTTTCCCTGCTCTTGTACCTTCTTCCCATATCTCTGCTTTAGCAAAAGCTCTAAAGTTAAGTTGTTTAAAAAATTCATCTTCTGCCATAAGAAATCTGCTTGGTAATCTATACATTCCCGCAAAAAATCTTATAACTCCATTTGTTCCTTCAAGACTCATTCTTTCAAAATCAACTACTTGTGATCCTCTATCTAATATGTTTGTGTCATACTGAAAAGATTTTTTTGCTAGAGCCAAAGAATCGCTTATGGCTTGTAAAGCATAAATAGTTTCTTTTACAGCCCTACCTCTTGTTATTTCATCTTTTGCTCCTAAAGCTAATGTTAAAGGTCTTGATAAAGAGTTAAGACCAGTAGCAAGCATATTAACTTGATGTGTTACTGGACTAGATAAAATTGAATTAATAAATATCTCATTTGTTATTTGCCAAAATCCTTGTCTAAAACCATTCTTTACTAACTTTTGATAAGCTTCTGGGTTTGCAGCAGCTAAATTAATTTTTCTTATTATTGGTCTAAGAGTTTTAAAATCTCCATCTTCTGCCATTTTTATAAGGTCATCTACTTTGTATTTAGTTATAGGTGATATGAAATTATCTACTTCTTTTGTAACTTCTTTTGCTTCTACACTTACTTGTTTTATTTTATCTCCATACTTAAGATAAGCGTCTATACCTTTTCCTTTATCAGCTTTTGGTATTAAAGGCTTTTCTTGTAAAGTTCGTAAACTTAAACCTAAAACACTATCAACAGGTCTTTTTAAATTAATTAATGAGTCATTGATTAGTTGTTCTTGCTTGTATTCTGTTAAAAGTTTTTTTACTAAATCTTTATTACCTGTTGCAGCAGCTACATCTATAGCGTCTGTATATCTCATTATAGATTGAGTGCTTTCAAATAATAATTGTTTTGCTGCAATTAAAGTAGCTGGTAGATTTTTTTCATATAAAATTTCTGTAATATCTGACAAGGCATTTACTGTATCAAAGGGGAGTTGTGCTTCTGCAATGGCTGAAAGACCAGCTATTGTATTTTTTCTTGGTGGTTGTTTACCAGATCCTTTTGTTTTGTTGACACCACCAACTTTTGCTTCATCTAAAATTTGTTTTGTCCTTGCATTAAGAAAGTCAATAACATCTCCATGTGTTTTAAATTGACCAGCAAAAAATGTTCTCTTATATCCAAATGGATCAATAATATCTCCATCAGAATCTAAAGGAGTTATTGATTTTTGTTTTTTACTACCTACAATTTTTTCTAATCTCTTTTGTTTAGCTTTCTGTTTCTTTCTTACTAATTCAGTTTTCTTAAACTTTTTAAGAATGTTTATAAATTCCATTTCATTCATAGCTTTTTCATCAGCTATTACATCAGAGTTTGTAGCTTTCTGATAATTTAATAATCTTTTTAAAAGTATTGATTTTCTTTTAGGATCATTTTTTATTTCTTTAAAAGAGTTAATTATAAAACCAGTAACATCATCTAATTTTTCTCCAAATAAACCAGTTACATTTGAAGCTGTAGTAGATAATTTTTCTCCTATACCTGTATTTTTAGCTACGCTTTTTGCGGTATCTATACCTTCACCACCTATCTTTATTGCTCCTGTTGCAATTCTGTCAAACATATAAGCATGAATATTATTTTTTATTCTTAGTAAATATTTATCTTGGGCTGAAACTCTATTATCTTCTGGTCTGTCTGGTGTTGCCATGAAATCAGAAACAGTTTTAGTTGCATCTACTATTGTTTCTGCACCAACACCTGTTTTTAATTTTATAGCGGTATTTATGGGTGAAGATTTTAAATATTCAATCATATTATTTACCATGTCACTACCTAAACCTTCTGATAAAAAGTTAAAAGCATTATCTTCGTATGGATCTGTTAAAGCAAAATCAACAATACCAGCAGCAGCTAGACCTTGAAATCTTTTTAAACCTAAAACTTTTAGTCTGTTACGCAACATAGCTGTTGGTACGACATATTGTGTTATAGCTTTAGGAATAAAATACAAGGGTTTTTCTTCATCTCCTTCTAATTCAGTACCTAGTTCTTTTAGATCAATTAAATCAAAATTACCTTTTAAATCTTTACCTAAAACAGTTCTTATAGTATCTTCTCCTAGTTCAAATAGTTCGTTAAAAGAATCTAGCCTACCATTGATAAGACCTCTCAATATAAGAGAAACAGGGTTCTCTGACATTCTTTTTTCTTGCTCTGCTCTAAATGCTTTTTGATTTACTTTTGCTTTTTCTTCTCGCTGTAAGTAAGCATCTCTTTGTTCTGTAAGAAAATTTCTTAATTTAGATCCATCAGGTGTTTGATCTATTAAGTTATTAAATAACTGTTCATTATTTACTAAAGGTTTTTTAAGTTCTTTTACTAAATTAAATTCTTCTTTTTCTGGTGCTTTTGTATTGACTTCTTCTATTATTGTTGGCTCTGGTTCGACTACATTTATATTAGGTTTTGCTTCTTCAATTATTTGATTTGTTTGATTGTTTTGTAGATTTGAGTCCATTATTTAAAATAATTTAGGTTCTCTTCTTGCGTCATTAAGAACATCTGTCACTAGCTTAACGTAGTCTGAGTCTGTTGCATAACCATTTTCTTTTAATCTTATTATTGCTTCTTCAGCAGTATCTACATTTTTAGTACCTTTTCTATCTTGAAAATCATCATTCCAGAATTTTTTGTAATGTTCTATTGATTGTTTGACAGTATCAAAGTTTTTAAAGTGTGCCATCACTCTTACTTTCTTACCATCTATTTCTTCAAATGTAGGTGCTAGTGTTGATTGACCAGCATCTATTTCTGCTTGCGTTGCTTTGATACCAAAGTAGTTATTCTTACCAGTAACTTGTAATCCATGATCTGATTCAACACCAAACTGTGCTGCAACTACTTCTGGAAACTTAACACCAACTTCTTTAGCTAATTTATAAATTGTCTTAAAATTAGTTTCCATGCGTTGTATTGAATTATTTTCTTTACTAATGGTTACTTTAGTATCTTCTTGTTTTTTATTTTCTTTTCCCTTAAAAGGTAAAGCCATAGCTATAAGACTGCCATCTCTTAACCCTAAGTTTGGAGTTACATCACTTCTGACTTCTGATAAGTCTTGACTAGGTAAAAATTCACCAGTTGTAGTAACTGGTTGCTTCTCTTCGTTTTCTGCTATCTGCTGTGCTTCATCATCATTAAAAGAGTTCATTAAATTAACTTTCATATAGTTAGGCATATTTTTATAGATCCTGTCACTTGTAGTAAATCCAAAAGAACTATTTAGGTAATTATCAAATCGTTTCATAAAATCTTGCCCTGATCCTATAGGTGGCGGTACATCTCCTGTAGCTAATAAAGTTCCGTCTTCTGCTGCATTTGCTGGTGGTACAACTATGTCTGAGAAAATTTGCGTAAGGTTTACTTTATTAGGGTCAGTTATAGTGTCAGGTCTGGCTGGTGTTTCTTCGTTAGTTGATTTGTTTAACTGGTCATTAGGTTTTGATTTATTAATATTTTTAAATATACCAGTTGGAGATGATGGGAATGGTGTAAACCCACTTGTATTAATTGGTGTAGCTGGTACTTTTAATGTCTCCCTAGCTTGATTTAAAGAAGCTTGTTGATCTTCAGTAAGTGTAAAATGTTTTGGTGTCATTCCAATCTTTGCATAGTTGTTTAATATATCTCCAACAGTGACATCTCCATATTCTTGATATTGTTCTACAACTTCTTCAATAGTAGGTTTTTGTCCATCACTACCCATTTCCATTCTGTCTGCAATTCTTTCAAATAAAAATATTTGTCCTTTTATTTTTTTATCGTTGTATTGTTCTATATCTATACCTTCAACACTAAGAATATAAGCCCTTGCTTTTTCTATTTGTCTATCTGCAATAGCATCAGCTTCATTAATTAACTCTTGTTTTGAAGCTTCTGGATTGTCTTTATACCATTCTTTTAATTCTTTTCTACCTTCTCTAAAAAAATCATCTCTTACTCTACCATCTACTGCATCTTTAAATTCTTTACCATCAAATTGTAAGAACTGATCTTTAACAGCTTTTTCTATGGTTGATATACCTTGTCCTAGTGTTGTTAGTTCTCCGTCAAATTTTTCATCTATAAAGTCAATTAAATCTTTAAATTGTGTTCGTTGTTTATCAAGTTGTAATGAACCTTTATACCAACTCTTAGCTGCACGATACGCTTCTTTCTTTGAATTATATTCATTGAACAAAACCTTATCTTCTATATCGTCATATTCGTCAAATTTTTCTGGTCTTAAAACTGTTATTTGTTCATTTAAAAATTCTTTTGCTTTTTCTGATGGATATGTTTTGTAATATTCAACTACATCTTCATCTGTTGCATTGGGATTGCGTAATAAAGCAAGACCATCTTCTTCCATTTGTGCTGTTTCTATCTTGTCATTTTTTTCTTCTATCTCTTCTTGTAATGTCAACAGCATCTTTTCAAACTTATTAGCTTTCTTCGTAAATGCAGGGTGACTTGTAAGTGTAGATGTACCTTTATCATTTGTTGGAAAGTAACTAGCCATATTATTTAATAAAGCTCTAGCTCCATCTACATCTCCGCTTAGTGCTATAGAGGTGGCAGCATCTATAAGAGTATCTACTTGTTGTTCTAATATCTTGTTATAGTTTTCTCCTTTGAATAATTTTCTTATCTCTTTATTTTGATTTAATATTTTAGCTCTTAAGTTGGCTTCGTTTTGTTGTATGACTTGTTCTGTAGCTCCTTGTGGTCTAAGTAAATAGTAGTCAGCTATATTACTTTTCATATTTTCACTATTTATAATCTTATAGTTTTCAAATAGCTGCTTGGGATATTCTTTAATTGATAAATTATGAATAGCATCATGTCCTTTATCTAATTGTGGTACAAAATATTTATTAAAATAGTATGGTTTTACATCTAGCTTTTCTATATAGCTGCTTCTTTTACCAGCAAGCCAATTTTGAAATGTAGGGCTGGTATATGAAAATGAAGAAATTGGTTTTGCTTGCTGTAATTTATCATCAGGATCTATAGCAGTATCAGTAAGAAAGTCTGTCTGTAATCGTTGAGCATAACTTTCTCCTAGTAACGTAGCTTTTGTTTTAGAAAAATTATGTCTAAACCAAGGAGTCCTACCAGCTAGTATCTGTGCTTCTGTTGGGTTGACTGTTTTGCTGACAGTATCTAATTGCTTCCCCCATTCATCTGCTGTATTATCAAGTTCTGCTTCTTCTGGAAATTGTTGATCTACTGCTGAATTATATTTATTAACATAATCAGGGCTAAAAGGATCGTACATTTCTTTAGCAGACTGTTCTGCTTCAGCAGCTATAATTCCTCTTTGTTTATCAATTTCACTTTCAAGTAACTTTCTTAAAGAGGGATTAATTATAGATAAAGAACTAGCAAGCTGACCAAAAGCATCTTTGGTATTGATAGCTGCATTTCTACTTTGTCGTACAAAGGTATCTACAGGTCTTGCCTGTGGCTGAAAACTGTTGGTCATCTTCTATTAAAAGCTATATAGCTATTTAGTCCTAATGTAGCAGCTTGAGCCACAGTATCTAATAATGTTGGTGCTTTTGATGCTTCAGTAAATGCTCTGTTTTGTAAATCAACAGCTTCATTTCTTCTACTTGCTCTCTGTGCTTCTAATCCGTCTATATCTCTTTCATATTGTCTATCTGCTGATTCCATTGTTTGATTGATTGTATCTCTTAGAACCCCTGCCTGTCTTTGTGCATCTCTATCTAATAATGCAGCCAAGTTACCTGATACACCTTCTGTTGCTGCAATAGCTCCCTGTGCTTCTAATTGTTTTATAGAAGCTTGTTGTCTTCTTTGTGCTGCTGCTTGCCTTTCTTCTCTTAGTCTTGAACTAACAGCTTCTTGTTGTGCTGCAAATGCAGCATCAGCAGATAAAGCACTACGTCTTGCAGATTCGTAAGCGTAACTAGCCTGTTGGTTTGCTACTCTTTGTGCTTGTATTGTTGAGACAGCACCTATAGCAAGACTACCTAGAAATAATCCACCAGCTAATTTACTTGTAAGACCAAGAGCAGGGATAGCAGCACACATTATTTGATCCTCATAAATTCAAAGAATGGTTTTTTATGTTCTCCATATTCTTTATGGTATGTAGTAAATTGAAAACCAAGAGACTTCAACCACTTAATTGCAGAATCATTTTCTGCATATACTACATTGTATAGGATTTTGTAAGATTTCAACAGATTGTCAACCCATTTTCTACCTTGTCTTATTAATTGTATTCTATATTTTTTATTACTAAATAATTCATCTGTTGTTATAAGCCATATACAACCACCTGTAACTACTCCACATATACCCATTGGCTGATCGTTGTCACCAGCTACAGTCATGACAGTTTTACTATGGAGATATGATAATCGTAAAGCTTCTTCTGGATCTTTATTTGTTTGATATAAAATTTCTAATTTATCTATATTTCTTATATTAGAACAAACGTGATTTAAGTCTGATATTTTTGATTTTCTTAAATAACCCATACTTACATACGTCTGCTTCTTATATGATACATAGCTTCATATTCTGCACTTGATAGTTGTGTTGGTAAAAAAGTATTGTTTTTTATATCTATATTTACTCGATCTGTTCTACTCATTATAGGAACTCTAAACGTACCAGTTTCTAAATTAATCTCACCAATAGCACTAGAACTAGAACCTAATAATCTACCAGTAAATTTATGTGTACTTGTATCTCTATTTTGTGGTGTGACTTCTACTTTAAAAAAACCTGTATCTTCAAACTTTAAATAAAAATATCTTAGCTGTAATCTACCGCTTAAAATTTCAGCACTGCTTTGCCCTGATGCTGCTTCTGTTATTCTCTGGTCACTAAATCTATAATGAAATTCATAAGGTTCTCCAATAATAAACTTTGCATTTCTAAAGTCACCATCTGTTGTGATTGTTGTTGTACTACCATCAGATGTATTAGTTGTTTTTAAAACAGTACCAGATTTTAAAGTTCTTGTATTACCTTGTAAATCAACAAAAGTGCTGGTTTCATTTGATGCTAAATATCTACCGACTACTACCATTGAAGCTCTTAATCTATAAGGCACAGTAAATGTAGATTTTTTAGTGGTTGAATTATAAGCAACTGATACACCAGTAGTCGCTTCTGTAACCTTGTGATCTAAGTAGAACTCAAAGTCTGCATTGGTTTCTTTAAAATTATTCTCAAAAGGTATCTTTTCTAGTGTTGTACCATTAGCTTCTTCTATTACACAAAACAAATCAGTACCAATAAAATCAATATTTCTTATAGTCCTATTAGCATTTATGGTAAAGGTAAACCAAGAGTTTAATACCTTCTGACCATTAGAACCATACAACCAGCGATTTATATATAACCTGTTTGGATTGTCAGTACCTAATAAAACTAAAACATCTTGGTTATTTGATACAGCAAGTTTAAATATTCCACTTGGTATTAGTCTTGGTACATGAATTGTAGTATTAGTTGCATCTTTTACTGTGACATCTGACTGTGTTATATATTCTCTAATACCAGCAAACGTACCTTTCTTTGTAAGAAAGTAAATACTAGAACCAGATCCTACAGGTTGTGCAGCGTCACTACTCTCAAACTCTGTTGCTACTAACACGTTAGCTGTCTTAGGTGTCATATTGTCTGCTGAACTGCTTAGTACAAACTGTGTTTGATCTGAAAATAAAATCAACTGTTCTCCCATAGTTACTGCGTTTTTAAGAATCGCAACTTTAGTATGTGATGCAGCTACGTCTATAGGATCTGAGTCAATTACAGATAAGACTGTTTCTGGAAAGAAGTTAAAGAACTCACTAACTCTTGATAGCACTACGTTGTCATCAGCTAGAAAACCTAACCTGTTTCTAAAAAAGAATACGTTGTTAATTTTTGAATCTATGAAAGATGGATCAGGTGCAGATTCTTCATCACCTACAGTACGTTCTCCCCATTTTGGTAAATCAAAAGATTGACCACTAGCTGTATATGAATCTCCATCAACTCTTGCAAATCTAAAATTACCATCTGCCTGTCTTATCAAAACATGGGGCATAGTGTCATAGTTAAATTTAAACTTAATACCTTTATCTACAGTCTCTTCCCATTGTCCTTCTTCTAATGCACCACCATTATTAGTAACAAACTTAACGTAGTAATTATCAAAGTTAGTTCCTTCATCTCCTTTAATTTCAACTACATATCCATTGGGTGAAACTGTAGGTAGATCTGTAAATCTCTGAATAGAATCTTTAACTATTGTTAGTTGTGTATTACCCTGTGTATCTTTACCATCAATAGAAAAATCACTGCCATCATTTTTTTTAATATGTAAAACACTTCCATTCTGTGCAATGGTAAAACCTGACAACCCAGAATTTAAACCATTTTTTAAATCTGTTGCTACTTGTTCTGTGCTTAGTTCTGAATCATTAGAAGTGTCATCTGTTACTGTTACTCCATCTACTGTTACTGAATAGGTAGTATCATCTGAAACGCTATTAACAAACACTACAGCTTGTGTGATGTTGTTAGGAGACAAAGCACTATCCATTGCTGTAGTAATACTTGTATTAACAACAAAAGTAAAATCAGCAATAGTCACTGTCTTTATAACACTTCTAGGATCTGATGTATTTAAGTATGAAGTGCCATCTGGTTTGTGGACTGTTAGTTCTGTACCATCTAATTCATATACTTTGACATTTCCATTACTGAATACTGCTACATATTGTTCATTTGCATCTCTATTAATAGTTTGAATATGTACATTGCCTACAGTCGTATTACTTAAATTTGTTATATATTGCAGTCCTGATCTCTTGATTAATCCTATAACTGGATTGCTGTCAGCATTATCTTGTATATCTGCGTGGTCTGCTTGTTTTGCAGAGTCAGATGATTGTGATATACCTCTTAATAAAGTAGGTATAGATCTTGAAATGACAGGCATAATTATCTATTTAGAACATCAATAGGACTAAATGTATTTATAGCATCAGATATAGCTGGATCACCTATAAGCATATTATGATCTGCATTGCTTAAGTCAGTTTCCATAAGTACTGATCTAGCTCTTATTTCATCTTCTTGTGTATAAGTTCTTAATGAGTTATCAGTAATCAATCTATCTACAAATAGCCTTGCAGCTTTTATAGTCATATAACTTCTAGCTTGTTCTGGTAATTCATCAAAAGGTCTGAAATAAACAACAGTACATTTTAAATCTTCATCAAATACAAATGTATTATTTTTTCTGTCATATAACCTAGATCCTCTTTGTATTGGATCTATTGATGGGTGGTCAAAAGTTTGTGCATCTACTCTTAATACATCAGTACCTAAAGCCACATTGTTACTTGCATTTCTTGTAAGGGTTACATCTATTTCAGTATTAAAACTCCACCCTTCTGACTGCACTTGTTTATTTACTTCAGTTAAAGTTGACTGTGCTATTCGTACATCAACTGGTACTGTACCTGTCAAGCTATTAACAGGTGCTTCTCCAATAGCAGCAAGCATAATGTTTATACATTCAAGTTCTGTGGTTGCAGCTACAGTCATTGTCTAATACTTTTTTGATGATATTTGAAGAGATGATTTGTTAGGAGTCATTTTACCAGACTTTTTTTTCTTGCCTGTTTTCTTTTTTTTCTTAGTTGTGTACATAAAAAAAAGGGTATCTAATAATAAGATACCCTATAAATGTTAATTAGGAAGCAGATAACTTAATAGTAGCTGCACACTCAGGTCTTAAAATTCCATGCCCGAGCAAGTACTTTGCTATCATCAGCGTTCCCTGATACATTAAATTGTAGTCAGAGCCTGAGATCTCAGTCTTCATGTCCATAAGTTTTACTGTACCTACAGCAGACTTGTGGAATACAAGACCGATAGTTTTACTATCGTCACCATTGTAAGCATTGTTCTCACCAGAAGCAGCAGATCTGTTTGACTGTGGCACACTGTTTGACATCATTACAGGTATGCCAGCAATTTGCTGAATTTTACCTGATGCAAATGAACCATTACCCTGTGGGTTAAAGTCTGTATCTACTGTTCTTGTAGCTGATTCAGCTAACTTGTAGTACTCGGCTGGTGGTAGTACACAGAAACGATCTGTTTGTGGAATGTCTCTTTCATCAAATGTCTGTGCAATGTCATAGATAGCTGCTGCTAACTCATCACCAGTAACATTTGCAGATGCAGTATTACCAGAAGCAAGTGTAAGAACTGTACCGCCATCACCACCGCTAAGAGTAGTAGAAGCTCTGGAAGCATTAGCTATTACCTTTGCTACGTTCAAATCGTATTGCTTGGCTAGAGCCTTTCCAAGCTCATCAGCGTAAGTCGCCCTTACGTCATAATGATTCTTAAGCTCATCAATTTGAGCGACAAATGCTTGGCTTATTAACAGATCGTCAATAGAAATAATTTTTTCATTTGCTTTGATCTGGTTTGCTCCTACGAGAGGAGTGCCGACTGTATGATACGCTGCTGTAGCTGTACCTAAAACTGGAAAGCTTGCACTCTTGCCTGATGATATAGTACGAACTGAATGAAGCTGCTCATTAAAGATATTGTTTCTTGTAAAAGAAGTTAGAACCTCTCCACTAAATACCTTTAAAAATAATTCATCAAAGTTAGTACCAGTATTATTGACAAGACCAAGCCTAGAAACTGTGGCGTTAGCCATTCTAAACTCCTTGAATAAAAATAAATAATCTGGTTACTTCTTTTGGTAATCATTTCTCTGAGCGTTATCTGACGTATCAGGCACTTAGAAGTTCTTGATTTGTTATTAGAAGTATCAGCAATTCCACTTGCGTAATGCAAGAGCTTTGCGTGTTGGTCTGCCCTTACTATCTTTCATAGCTCCTTTTACTCCTGACATTCTTGCACAAAAGGATTTTTTACGAGCCTTTTCTCTAGGTGTCAGACCACCTTTTTTAGTGACAGGTCGTTGCAACTTTGAACCTGTAGCTGCATTAATTCTTCTTCTCCCACTTTCAGACAGTCCTCCTGTTGGATTCTTGTCAGACTTTCTAAGAGATAAAGATTTTCTGCGTGGAGACATGAACTACGAGTAAGAGTAGTTAAATAAAATATAACAGTTATGCTGTTCTTTGTCGTCTTTTGTGGTTATAACTTATTCTTTTACTGCTAGTTTTTGATTGTTTGAATTTTAACTTTTCTCTATTACTTAATTCTTTTGTAGTCTTAGGTGTCTTGCTACTAATTCTTTTAGATGGTCTGCAAGCAGGGTAAGGTCTGCCATCACCTTTCTTTCGTCCACAGGGTTTACCTGTTTTGACATCAACCCATTTCTCTTTGAACCATCTATCAAGACTCATTTGCCTACTTTCTTTTGTGCTATGGTATGTGCCTGTTTAAAAGACATACCATTACGCATATTCTTTTTCATCTCGTCCATGTGTTTTTTGGAATGATGCTCTGAATGTTTTTTCAGAGTACGCATTTGACTAAGAGTTAGCTTTGCCATTTTTCTTTTTGTTTTTTAATCTGCGAACTAATAAAAAATCTTCTTTAGTGAGTTTACCATCACCAGTTTTATCAAGACTTTTCTTTTGTTTGGCTGTTAGTTTTTTCATGCTTTAGTGTAACCTCCCCCAGCAGCTTTGTATTCTCTAACAAGTTGTCCACTTGCATAAGCACTAGGCCATTTCTTGACCCTTGCTTTTACTTTAGCTTTTATCCTTGCATAAAGTTCTGGTTTTGTAGGTTTGTTAGCCATTAGACTACATCTGAGTTTTCTAATCTTGCATACACGCTTTGAGTATATGCTGCATCTTTACCATACCTAGGATCGTTCATTGCAGCAGTAACTTCTGCTGGTGTTTGAAATGGATTGTTGTTACTACGTGGTGAACGACCTCCAATCAGATCTGGTTCATAACCTTGTGCTTGATTCATTTGTGCTTTTAACCCTGCTACTGCAATTTTTATTACAGGTACACTAGCTGTATTTAATAATTCATCAAAAGATTTTATTGTTTCTTCTGGTAAATTATTAGAACTCCACTGTACTAATTCATTATAAGCTTCTTCTCCTCCTACAGAATTTTTTATTTCGGTTGCTGCTGCTGTCGAAATATCTTCTGTGTTTGCTGAAGCACCTCTAAGACCATCAAGGTAGGTATCTACAACTTGTTTAGAAAAACCAGCTTCATTTAATTTTGAATAGTCATCTTCATTTATATTTCCTGACTCAGTAAATCTTTGAGTTATGTCTTCTGCATCAATCCCTACCTCTTCTAATACAGATGCAAGACCTTCGCCATATAATTCTTCTGCATTAAAGTCAGACTCTTCTGCTTTAGGTTCTTCATCTGTAGCTTCTGGTTCTTCTTTAGTTCTTTCTATATCACCAAGCTTACCTTCAAGTTCCTTATAACTATTAGCCATATCTTCAACAGTTTTAAACTTGCCTGCGATAAGACCATTTTCATCTTTTAAACTTTCAATGTCTTGTGCTGACATTGGTGGGGTTTCGTTAGCCTGTACTTGTGATGATGTCATAAAAATTTATTAGTTATAAGTTATTGTATTACCATTTTTTGTTTTAACCACTCTGGGTTCAGTAGGTTCTGGTGTATCGTTTACACCTAACTGACTAACAACAGCTTTAGGCATTGCTGTCTCTTCGTTTTTTTTACTCTTGGATTGGGGCTTGCTGGTTGGCATTAGTTTGCTCCTGTAATTGTTCTGCCTTTGCATTGTTTTGTGGGTCAAGCAAAGGTGATGATAATGCAGCACTACCGAGTGATCGAACAAGTTCTTGCTGCTGTAGCTGCTGTTGTTCTTCGGCAATCTGTTGTGGTGATTTTATCAGATTCGTACTGTCAATGCCAATCGAGGTAGCAAGCATCTTAACTGCTTCATCTAAGTTTACGAACTGTCTCATAATATCTCCACCTAAAGCTTGAGATACAGTTGTTATAAATTCTATTAGCTTGTCTCTATCATGACCTCTACCAAGTCCTTGAAGTCCAGTGATGATATGTAGTTTCACTATGTTGTCAGGTAGCTTGGGTGCTTTACCAGACTTAACCAGTAAGTGCATACGTCTTTTTAAATATCTAAGTTGAAACTCTTCTGTCAAGATAGAGTAAATTCCACCAAGACTATTCTCTAATTCGTTAGTAAGTATTTTCAATTCTGTACTTGTAACTCTTTCAGCGTCACGTTGTACTGCCTTTGCCATAAGGAAAGCATACTCAAGTCTTGCTTCTATTCTTTGAATAGCTGTAAAACTAACTTGCAGATCATTACCTTTATTGACTTGAAGTACAGATACATCACTAGCCAAACCTTCTCTGATAGCTCCGTTCGGTGCTTTACTTAAAGTGCTAGCTCTGGTAACTCCGTTTGGGTTGACCAAAAATAAAGTACGTGCTGACGCTGCTGCTGCTTCGATTATTGCTTTCATCATAGCTTCAAGAGAAATCAAATCCCCACGATACTCTTCTACATATCCCCTTCCGTAACTTTCTCCCGATTGGCGGATAAAACGCAGGGGAATAAAAGGAGTGACATCTACTTTAGACATTCCATCTGTACTTGGTATCTTTTCGTTCTTACATTCTTGATGCCAGATAAAAGAATCATTAACTCTTTTAACGTGTGTATATATATCTAACTCATCTTCCATATCATCAGGACTGTATTCTTCCTTCTGTTTAATAAGCTCTAAAAAGTCTGCTGGCAGTGCTTGAGCATTTATAGTTTCTTTAATAATAATCTCTAATGTATTACCATTAGGATCTCTTCGTATCACATACTTTTCTAATGGATATACTTGTAGTCCTTTATCTGTTAGGTATAACAAAACATTACCACCAACTATTAAATGCTTAAGTGCTTCAAACATTCCTACTCTATCGTTTGATACTTCTATCTCAGACATCAAAGCATTTTCTATAACCCTTAGTGCTTTATCCATTTCAGACTTTTGTTCACTAGCACCTTCTTGCATAAGGGCAAGACTATCAATCGTCAACTTAAAGAAAGGAGTAGATGGTGGTAACAAAGCAAGCAGTAATTTTGCTGCTAATGAATTAACACCTCTAGCTCCTACTGCTTGGAATGGAGTTTTGGTTTTACTTCTTGTACCTCTAGCGTTCTCTGGTATCAGATTAGGCAAAGTAAGCTTTGATGAATCTCTGGCTTCTCTAAGAAAGGTTGATCTTTCTTGTTCATACAAAGCATATAAAGCTGCTGCTGTTTTGTTATTTGGTGAATAAGCCATGCTATAAAGGGTAGTTCAAATCACTTGTATTTAACAAAGGGATTCGTAATGATCTTGTACCTATTCTTCTAAGAGATCCAAGTCTATTTGTTCTTCTACCACCACCTGTTTCATCAGCCCTTCTTCTGCTAAGAGTGGCACTTCTTTGGCTGCCAGTAACAACTCTTCTTGCAGTGGGTTCTGGTGCTGGTGGTGTTGGACTTGGCTCTGGTAATGGTGGTGGTGCTGGTGGTCTTCTTCCTATACACATAGTTACCTCCTCCCTCTGGATCTGCTGCCAGACATTCTTGAATTAGACTTCCTTACTCTAGCTTTATTTCTAGCTTTATTCAAATTACTTAATCTATTTCTTTGCTTTCTCTGACTGCTGCCACCTGACGACATTAATAATTCTTCTGTTCTTTGTACATTAGGATTTACATAAGTGCCTTCTTCTTTTTGTCTTTTAATTTTTAATTCTTCAGTAGCTTTCTTTGTGTCTTTTGGTTTTTTTACACCTTCTTGTTTACCCATGACAACAGGTGGTGCATCTTTAAATGCTGATTCTTGTCTTTGCGGAGTTGCATAAGCTGGGCTTCCACCAATACACATAATTATTTCTCCAAAAGTTTTTGATCTAGCATAGTTTCCTGTTGCCTTTTTTGTTGTTCAATTAAATAATCCACAACAAATCTTTGCCCTGCTTTATACCATATCTCTCTATCAGATAATGACAAGTCTGGGTGACGTTGTGGAAATGCTGCATCTAAACCAGCAATCAGTTCATTTGTAATTGGTGGTAGTAGTTTATTCGCCATGATTTCATGCTATCATTAAATTAATGGGAGTGGTTACCCATTGATAAAGCGACACGATTCTTTCAAGGGATTAGTGTTAGGAAACCCTAGAGCAAGTGACTCGTTCTAGGGTTTTCTTTATGGATTCCAAAGTTTTACTTCTCCTGTCTTATAGTTATAATCTCCTTCTCGTAATATTCTTGTCAGCCTTGCGTTCAAGATAGCATCAGCAATGGTATAACCTTTCTTTGTATATGTCTCTTGTACTTTAGTCCATAGTGCATCTTGTGTATCAGGAGTGTTAGCAAGAGTCTTGCTGGCTGTAACCATACCCATACCTTTAATACCTATTATTCCGTCACCAGCATCACCAGCTAATGACATCTCAAGCCAATGTCTGTTAGCTTTCTTTTCTGTAATATGTTCTATCTCATCCTCAGCTATCAACTTGCAAGGTACAGTTCTCATATCCTTATCTACTGACACTATGATGGGATCTTTATATGTACCATTACTGGCAAGCAAACTCATAACGTCATCACCTTCTAAGTTCTCATAAGATACAGACTCATAATTTTTCTTTACATAATTTATAACTGTCTTAAGTGCTAAAGGTTTTCTTTTTCCTATCCTGTTAATTTTATACTCAGGAAATATTTCATGTCTAAATGTAGGGTAAGAAGTGAAGCACATAACTATGTCATGGTCACCTTCAGCAATACCTTTATATACATCTAGTCTGCTATCAATAAGATTATATATATCTCTTTCATCAGAGTGAAGTGTATGCTCCCACTCTGTC